GTATGGTCATGTAGCCGACTAGGGGGACAATAGGGATGTTCAGCTTACTTGCTATGTCTTCTAGGTTTTCTCTTCCAAGCCACCACTGCCCGACTTTCACGTCAAAGAGGATAAAGCCTACATCGTTAGGAATGTAATTTCCACCGCCTTTTTGTATCTTCATCCCATACCCCTCACCATAGATTGACATGCGTAGCGTCTCGTCCTCGCCAACCTTTTCAAACTGCTGCCCAAACGCGGACATGATGACGTCTTCCGTGAATAGTTCGTGTAGTTTTTTGAGCAAGTGCGATGGGATGACGGCGTTGTCGGTACGACCTTGGAAAGAAAACCAAAGCCCACGTTCCCTACTGTATTCTATATCCACATGGATGTTTGTCCCGTCAACTTTCTCGGTACATTCCCATTTCACGTCTTTAAGTTCGTAAAATTCTTCACAAGTGAATTGTGACGGGATGATGATTTTCTTTTCATCCCTTTTGAACAACGTGTTGATTTTTTGATAACTAGTGTTGTGCATATTGATAATTGTTTATGGTTTTAAAGCATCGTGGTTCGTTATTTCTTTCATATTCCGTGCTATCTTCCTAGCCATGTTGCTCAGCAACCGCGGTCGGTCTTTCTCCACAAATCCCTTGGCGTGTGCATCGTAAAAACTTGCAGCATCCGTGAGGTAGCGCAGTATCTTCTTTACGTCAGTCTTGCAGATTTCCATGATTGAGAAATGATTGTGCCAACTCATCAAAGTAAGCTTCTGATGTTGGTATCTCGTCAGATGCTGCCATAATCTCATTGGCGATTGACTTCTTTTTATGGATGATATTATACAACGCGTGGTCTATCGTACCGCGCGCAAGCAGATAGTAGCATGTAACATTGTCTTTTTGGCCTATTCGGTGTGCGCGGTCTTCACACTGGCAACAGTCTGCATAGGTCCAAGGGAACTCACAGAACGCAACATTTGACGATGCTGTAAGCGTAAGACCCACGCCAGCAGCTTTTATAGAACAAACAATGAGTTGTGCGTTCCCAGCTTGGAATGCATCTACTGCAGCTTGTTTGGCTGCCATACTATCACGGCCAGTAACCGACACAGCTTTTGGGAATGCTTTCACAATCTTGTCGACAACCTCGTGCAGAGAGCAAAAGAGGATAAGAGGCTTTCCGCTAGCTAAGAATGTACGTACAAAGTCAATTGTTTGCGCCACCTTACCAATAGATGCGAGAGAGCGCAAAGCCATAAATTTAACCAGTGCTTCCATGCGCATTTTTCTGCGCACTTCCCAGTCGGCGCAACCTTTGTATTCGACTAAGTATTTGGCGAGGTCTTCCTCGGCGAGCATATATTCATCCTCATTTGAAATTGACACATAAAGGTCGCATCGCGTTTTGTCGGGCAACTGGCTAAGTACTTGTTTTTTCTCCCTCCTTATCATGCATCGCGCATAGAGTTCTTTTGAAAGATTGGCGAGGTTGTCGCCCTCGCCATATTGAGCCATGAACACTGCACGCCCCCCAAACTCACTTAGTCTATCCATGATTGAGAGTTGCGAAACGAGGTCTTGTGGGTGATTTACAACAGGTGTTCCAGATAAAAGGATTATAAACTCTTTACCAATTGATAATCCCTTTGTAAATATTGTTTGTTGTGCGGATACGTCCTTTACCCTGTGGCTCTCGTCTATTATGATGCTCTTAAACGCGCGTATATGTGGACAGAATGTTACGTCTTTAAGCCGAAACGGCTTACCTTTGGGCGCGTTGACATCCCACACGAAGAACTTGCGTAAACTCTCGTAGTTGCATATCGCCACTTGGTGCGTTCCCATACTAAGGAGATACGGCCATGTGGTGATGTTGGAGTTGTCCAAAACGAGTGCTTTCTTATTGGTGAACTTTTCGAACTCGCGTTGCCAGTTGATTTTCAGAGAAGAGGGGCATACAACTAAGCAAGGGTAGGAGTTTGACGCGTTTACGATGCCGATAGACTGAATTGTGTTGTGCGTCACAATATATTCATCCGTCAAGTACAAGTGGTCTGGAGAACTCACCCTGATACATTGACATTCCATGTCAGACACATAATCTACACTTTTTATGCGTCTTATAGGGAGAAATTGTTTCCTAACATGCCATTCACTAGATTTGTTGCTATGCTTGCTGAAAGGGCAAAAAGGTGTGTTCACATTAACGCGATACTCCAAGCCTTTGCCATCCGCAACTCTGTCCTGCGTCCAAACTTTTGATATTCCACCAAGTGATTGAACCAATTCTTTAACGTCTTCCGCTAACCTCTTGCTTGTGGTAGAAAATGTAGTTCTGTTCTTAATGCACGAGCCGTCCGTGTCCATCAATCCCATTAGTAACTCTTTGCGTTGCCTTACACTTCCCATCTTATATTCATTTGGAATGAACTTATATGCGCTTGTGACATTCAGCCCTATTTTACGAAGGTATTGGCGATAAACATTGATACCATATTTAGTCCCTTCATTTGCATTTACAATGGTATAGTGTGTAATGTTGTCATATTGGTTTGTATTCATTCTAAGTGAAACTGGCAACTCTTGTGTAACCTTATCTGCAATGAAAGATTTAACAGTAGGTAAGCTTATGTTTATTGCGCCACAAAGGTGTGCATCACCAATCAAAACTCCCAACGAGTAAGGAGCAATAAACAATTCTTTTTCAGGGAATGAAACGGCATTACACATTGGAATTTCCCATTTCAAGACACCACTTCTTGAACTCTCAATTCTTTTCTGACTTGCGTTATATACCAACCCTAAATCCAGCAATTCTTGTAATGTTTTGTTTGCCCATCCACGGTTACGCCTTTTCCTGTTGTCGTCACGTACACACCAAATATGGTCTAAGCTACATGTCGTAGAGCTACCATCGCTAAAAGATATTTTGTATATAGGTTTTACGCCTTGCGGATAGATATTTTCAACCTTATACACATTCCCATCTTGCCCGAATATGTCCATACCAACATAGGCGTCACCCATGCGGACAAATCCATTTGGCGTACATAGCTTGGCATCTAGATTTTGACATTTTCCACAGCCTGGCTCATCGCCAATGATTAGCCGTTTATGTTCCAACCCATATTGTATTCCGTCAAGCTGATAATCGTAGGGTTGTACGAGTAGTCCATGTTCGATGTTGCTCATGCCTTTCTTTCCTTTTGTTTCCAGCCGTTGAGTTCGCATACTCGTGCGTATGCTTCTGAACGTGAAAAGTAAGTTTCACCAATAGGCGAAGAGGATGAAATGCCGTTCCCATGTTCGCCATCGTGTCTGTAGATTTGAAAATTGCGTCCACGTGGAGCGTAAAAATATTGTCCTTTATGAAGTTTCATTGAAAATGCGTTATTTCTTCTGTGAGTTCTTCTCGCGTGTTACCGCGCAAAAATCTTGAAAGTACAAGGTCTATTGTTCGGTTGTAGAATTTCTCGAACTCTGTGTTGTCCATTGCTGCGAAAGATATACTATGTAGACTAATTACATCACGGCCACCAACATTATATATATCAAATAGCCCTAGTTCGTATTTAATTAGTCGCAACATATCATCTTCGTTTCTTATATCAAGTGCGTTGCAGAGTGTTTCAGGCAAGTTCTCGAAAGTAAGCCGAACAAGTGCGAAGAACTTTTTATGAAACTTATAATTGCGTGGGCGAGTTATTTTGCATTTAACAACATCACCCTCGCGCAATTTCTTTTTATCTTCATAGTCACTATCATATAGCGGAACGAGACCTAATGCGGTTACTTTGCAATAAATTTCCATATCCTTATACACCCTTTTAAGTTAATCAGCAGAGACACCACCAGCGGAACGCCAACTCTTCGTACTTTTCACGGCCACGCGTATAGGTGTTATCACCTCGCGTAATGAAATGTTTGAAAACTAATCCGTTCTTTTTGCTGATGGCGTAAATAAAATCGCGTTCAGATTTGGCAATATCCATGTACCACGCTCGCGACCTATCCCAATCGAAGAAGTCAATAGCTTCGTCAAATTCTTTTTGTGTAGATGCGAATGTGGTTTTTAGGTCGCCACCGAATTGGAAGTCTTTCAAATACCAGTCCCACTTACACCGCGTTGGCAATTCAAAAGTAAAACCGCCATAATCAAATTGTTGGCTCTGATTTATCATTACACATTGTGTAGACGATAGTTTTAGAACGGATGCAAGAAACGTGTCTGATAAGGCTTCTTTGTCTAGAGAACGTTTCATTTCTAGTCCATGCCTAAATTCATCCTCACTGAATTGTTCGCCATCTACCATACGTGTGTAGTGGTTAACTCGTTCAGGTTCGGTAATAAGGGCGTCAACGAGCGAACCGAACCTAAAGGCAGCTTCTTTATTGCCAAACTGCATGCGTGGGTGAAGCGTCTGTTTTAGCCCGGGGGGGGGGTGAGATTTCTTTCCCCCT